CAATATTGGCAATGTTAATGGCCTTCCGGGACCTGAGCGAAAAATGCTCGGCGACCTGATCGCCATTTTTAACTACCATAATGGGAAAAACGCGGAGAAGGTCCGGTACTACGAAGGCCACATCACGCTGAACGAGGTCAATCTCGGGATTGCCCTGCCGCAGGCAATGCGCGGACTCGAGATCGGGTGCGAGTGGGGAAGCAAGTGCGTGGATGTACTCGCGGCGCGGTCGATGTTTGACGGCTTTGTCGGTGCGAACGGTGCGGAGGTTTCCACACTGACGCAGATCATGGACGATAACCGGATCCTTGCGGAATACCAGAAGGCCGTTAGAGACGAATTGAAATTCGGCTGCACGTTTGCCGTCTTGGCCGGAGACCGTGAAATCGGATGTAATATCCGGTTTGCGTCTCCGATGGACGCGGCCGCGCGCTGGAATGCAGAACTCGGCCGGATCGATTGCGGGATGACGATTATTGACGGCCGGATCGATGACAGCGACAAAACGTGGAAGCCGTCGAGAATCCGGCTGGACACGGATGACGCGGTTTGGATGCTGACACGGTCCGGATCCGGATGGACCGCGGAATATCTGCAGAACAAAATGGGCAGGCCGCTCATGGTCCCGCTCATCTGGAATGCGACGAGCGCAAAGCCGTTCGGCCGGTCGAGGATTAAAGAACCGGTTCGGCGGCTGATACAGAGTTACGTCCGGACGATTGCGAACGCGACAATCGGACTCGAGTTTTCGACCAGCCCGCAGAAATATCTGCTGGGCGTGACAGATGATCAGTATGACGCGATTATAAACGATAAATTCCGGCAGTATGTCGGGTCGATTATTGCCGGTACGGTCAATCCGGAGACCGGAGAGCGTCCGACATTCGGGCAGCTGCAACAGGGCACGCTGAATCCTCATGTGGAAATGCTGCGGATGCTGGCAACGCAGTTTTCGGCTGCGACGGGGCTGACGGTGACGGATACGGGCGTGGTTAATGACGCAAATCCGACAAGCTCGGATGCAATCCTTGCGCAGTCGCAAACGCTGGTTCTGCTGGCGGAGCAGCTCAACGCGGGGAACGGTGACGCGCTGAAGCTGATCGCGCAGATGGCGCAGGCTATCGCGCGTGATGTGACGCTCGACCAGCTGACGGACGAAGAAAGAGACGTTGTCGCGCACTTTAAGAATCCGGCGATGCCGAGCGTATCGGTGACGGCGGACGCGGCGATCAAGATCGCGTCTGCACGGGAAAATTTTGCGGGCACGGATGTTTTCCTCGAGATGATCGGATTCGATCAGGCGGACATCCGGAGGATCCGCGCTCAGGAATCGAGAGCGCGCGGCCTGAAGCTGCTGAAGGAGTTTGAGGATGAAGATTTCGAAGAAGGCGTGGCTGGCGTACGTGAACCGGCTGGCGAGGGTCAATCAGACAGCGGCGAGGAAGGTTGAGGCGTACGCGGCACGCGTCGGGCTTGACAGAGCGGAGGATGTTGTCCGATATGCGTATTCTGTCGCGTCGCAGTACGGCGAGGCCGCCGCCGCGCTTGCGTGCGAGATGTATGATCAGCTCGCGGCCGCTCAGAATGCGGATGTTCCACCCGCGCTCCCGGCTGAAACCGCGACTTATGACGAGACAGCACGCGCGACATATGGAGCGATCAGAGACACGCCGAACATGGTCGGGGCACCGGCCGGACGGCTCGTGAAGAGATCGGCAGCGGACACGATGCTTCAGAATGCGAGGAGAGACGGCGCGGAATGGGCGTGGATCCCGCAAAGCACAGCCTGCTCGTTCTGCGTGACGCTGGCGTCTAAGGGATGGCAGCCCGCGTCAAAGGCTGTTCTGCAGGGGAAACACGCAAAACACATTCACAACAATTGCCGGTGCGAGTTCGCTGTCCGGTTCGACGGGATCAGCGACGTGGAAGGTTATGATCCGGATGCTTTATATGACATGTATATAAGCAAGAGCTGAAAGGACGAAAGTATGGTGCTGTACATAAAAATCCTTGTTGCGATCCTGCTGACGATCATCACAGGAGGAACTGTAATCGGGATAATCATGAATCTGCGTGATGCGTGGGAACTCGCAGAGGTGCACAGAGATATTGAAAAGATAAGCAAGAAGATTGATATTTAGGATAAACAGTCGGCAAAGGCCGGCTTTTTTATTGGCAACTCGTGCCTGAAACGAGGGAGACGGCAACCCGTGCCTGAAACGGGGAGGAGAGAAAATGACTGACATGAAACAGGAACCTCAGGCAGCTGAGCCGACTGGCGGAAACCAGGAGCCGAAAACGTTTACACAGGACGAAGTCAACGAAATCGTTGAAAAAAGACTGTGGAATGAGCGCAAAAAATATGAAAATTATGAAGCGCTCAAGGAAAAAGCGGAGAAGTTCGACGAGTTGGAAGCGGCGTCGATGTCAGAACTTGAGAAGATGACGAAGCGCGCCGAAGCCGCAGAGGCCGAACTGAACCGGAAAAAAGAAGCTGAAAAGGTCAGGGAAATCCGTGATCGTGTCGCGGCGGAAATGAAGGTTCCGGCGAATCTTTTGTCAGGAGCGACTGAAGAGGAATGCAGGGCGCAGGCACAGGGGATTCTGGATTTTGCGAAACCTGCGGGCTATCCTCAGGTAAGGACGGCGCCGGCACAAGTGCCGGCAGGGAACAGAAGTCCGCGCGATGCCTTTGCGGAATACATGACTGAGGTTATGGGAAAAAGGAGGTAGCAAATGGCTATTGATATTTACAGCGGAAGCATCACGCTTCCGACGGAGGTCAGCAGTGAAATCCTGCAGAAAACACAGGACGAGTCTGCGATCATGGCGCTCGCGAGGCAGATCACGCTTCCGGGAAACGGGGTGACTGTACCGGTTATTACGGGTGATCCGACCGCCGCATGGGTCGGAGAAACGGACGAAAAGCCGGTTTCGAAAGGTACGATGTCAACAAAGATTATGCGGCCGTACAAGCTCGCGGTCATCGAGCCGTTTTCCAAAGAATTTACGCGTGATTATAAAGCGCTGTATGATGCACTGGTTGCGCGGATTCCGCTCGCACTCGCGAAGCAGTTTGACGCGACGGTCATCGGCGATATTGAAAAACCGGGCAGTGATTTTGACAATCTCGCGGCATGTACGCAGCGGAATATTACGACAAGTGCATATAACAGTCTGGTCGGTGCAAAAACCGACATCGCGGAGCACGATGGCATCCTGAATGGTTTTGCAATCAGTCCGACCGCACACTCGATCCTGCTGCTCGAAAAAGATCTGATCGGAAGGCCGCTCTTTGTCGACTCCGTATCTGAGGACGGAATCCCGAAAGTGCTCGGCGTGCCGGTGTATCAGTCAAAAGGCATGAGATCAGACGCGGCCGAGCCGTATTATGTAAAAACGACTGATACGGACATCGTAAGCGGAAAGACTTATTACACTCTGTCAGGGACAACGTACTCTGCAGTAGCAGAGCCGGCAAAGGCAAATCTGGGCGATTATTACGAAAAGATCACGGATAAAATCGTCGGTGTTGCCGGCGACTGGACAAAAGCGCTTTATGGCACGGTGGAAGGTATGCAGATCAGCGTGTCGGATCAGGCGTCGCTGTCATATACTAACGCGAGCAACCAGCCGGCCGTCATGAATCTGTGGCAGCGCAACATGGTAGCTGTCAGAGCGGAAATTGAAATCGGATTCAGAGCGGATACAGACTGCTTCAACCTGCTGACCGCGTCCGAAAATCCGACTCCGGCCGCGCTCGGCATTCCGGCGGTGGCTGGTTAAGAGGGCAGACGATGGCATACGCGACATATACAGATGTGGCTGCAGGTTTTCGCGACCTGACGGCCGCCGAACAGACAAAAGCGACGGCAATGCTGAGCGAGGCAGCGCTGATTATTGACGCGTATGCCTCTACGGCTGATGCCGAAGTTAAAAAGACGGTATCCTGCAGGATGGTCCGTCGCGCGCTCGGCGCGGGAGATGACAATATTTTCCCGATGGGCGCGTCGCAGGGCACTGTGACGGCACTGGGCTATTCCCAGAGCTTCACACTGGCCGGCGGGACAACTGGAGAAATTTATTTGTCGAAGCTGGAGAAGAAGCTGCTGGGAGTCGGTGACAGAATCGGCTCATACAGTCCGACGGAAGAGTTGGTGGTTGATAATGATTAA